CCTGGACTCACAAGAGAACAAGCATTTGAAATTTTCAAGAAGCAAGTCAACACTGGTGCCTTGGTGGGTTTTAAATCTGGCGACAGTTTATCAGCTGCTACACAGGCAGCTGATGGTCTTGCTTCAGCACAGAGTGCCCTGCTGCAGGCACAGTCGGGGTTGACAGGTAGTATAGGTGCATTTACAACAAGTTTGTCAGCATCAGGAGTTGATCTCGCAACTGGAAGAATTGCATCAGTTGACGCAGCATTTGCCAGGGGTGGCATCAATGGCGCTGCTGGATCATTCGTTAATGTAATTGGCAGCTTGCAGCCCGGTCTAGGCGCTGCTGGCGGCGCAGATCGGGGATCCCTTACTCAAACCGCAGCAGGCTTGACTGCGGCAGTGGGACCAGCTGTGTCGGCCGTGTCTGGCGCGGTGTCATTGATTCCGGGTGCTGCAGATGCAGGTAAACCCTTGGTCAATGCTGTGGTCACGCAGAGTTCCACAGCCATTGCAGCCATACAAACCATCAACAAGACCATCACAGAGATACCTGTAACCAACCCAATCAACACTGCTGATTTTACAAAATTTGCCAGCGGTGTCATTGGCACTGGTGCAGTCAGCGGAATCGGACCCATGGGAGTTGCTGAAGTCAACGGGGTACTAGCACAGGCCAAAAATTTAGTGGCACAGGATGCAGCTGCCATCAGCAACGACAAAGGCCTTGGCACATTTGGACTTGACCTTGCACAACTAGAAGCGGCTGGCTATGTCAAGCCAGGTACTAGAGCGTTGGCAGAAAAAGGTGCCAGCTTGTTCTCCACAGTGATCAAAAGTCCTGCAGCCTGGACCGGCAAGGATGGCATAAAAAGCGCAACAGACCTCTTGAGCAACCCTAGCAAACAAAGTCTCATACAGCAAGATCTTATGACCAAGGGTGTTGCCGACCTGGCCGCAGTGGGCGTGCCTGTGCAAAATCTATCAAGTCAAGGTATTGCAGGCATGGCCTTGAATGCAGCCAAAGATTTGCCCAGTGCTGAAGCATTTGCCAAAGGATTGCCCATTCCCGGCGATGCCACAGGGCAAGTTCAAGCAGCATTTTCGAGTGCTGTGCGCGATGGTGCCTTTGCTGTGAATTTGGTTAATACCAAAATACCCACAGCTTTTAAACAGCAAGACATTCCGGTACCCCAGGTAGACACAGTTAATCGAGCCACTGTCGATGCTGCCAGCACTCGTGTTGTTGGAGATGAAAAAGTACCGGTGCCCAGTTATACCACGCCTGCCAATACAGTTGACTACACTTTTTACGTGGACAAAGCCAAAGCATTTATCAATCAACATGTTTTGCCCTTTGGTGCAAAATTACAGGCTTTGGACTCAAAGTTTGCTGCCTTGCAAAATCAACAAACCATTACTCAAGCTCAGTACAATGCTCTCGGTGCTGAACGCGATGCAATTCGCAACGATTACAGCGTCAACGGCATTCCCAAAGGACTAGAATTGGCTCAACTTTTTGATTCTTTACCTGAACTTGACAAGGCCGCGGTCAGAGCCCTGGGACTCAACATCGGCGAGATTGCCAAGACAGTACAGGCTGCAATAATATATTCAAACCTACAAAAAGAAAGATTGTATGTGCTGAGCCAAAAAATTGAAGGGCGCGGAGAGGGTGAATAACCTTCAATAAATACAGCATGGCACAAACATTCATTGGATTCAACACACAGGGGCAATTTAAAAAGTTCACTCTTACAGACTTTGAACTGATCAAACGTGACCTGTTGAACGCATTCAACATCCGTCAAGGTCAGCTGCCAGGCCGACCGGCCTATGGCACAGTGCTTTGGGATTTTTTGTTTGAAAATCAATTGGAAGAATTACAAAATAGTATAGTGACCGAGGTGCAACGAGTGGCCGGCGGCGACCCAAGAATCTATATCAGTGACACACAGGTGTTCCCACAAGAGAACGGCATACTGCTTGAGATTGAACTACAGGTAATACCCAGTGACAATGCTGAACGACTAAGCATCTTCTTTGACTTACAACAGCGCAGTGCGTCTTACATATAAACTAAGCCGTTTTAGAATTCCATAAATAAAAATAGAGGCTCAGTACAATGGCAAAAACAACTAGACAAACAGCGATATTTGGCGTAGAAGATTGGAAACAAATCTATCAAACCTATCGCGAAGCCGACTTTCAAAGTTATGACTTTGAAACTCTACGCAAAAGTTTTGTTGATTATCTGCGTTTGTATTATCCTGAAACATTCAACGACTACATTGAATCATCAGAATACATTGCACTCCTGGATCTTATTGCATTCATGGGTCAAGCACTGGCCTTCCGCACAGATTTAAACACACGTGAAAACTACATAGACACGGCCGAGCGTCGTGATTCAGTGGTTCGCTTGGCCAATCTAGTGAGCTATACTGCCAAACGCAATATTGCAGCCCAGGGACTATTAAAAGTATTTTCTGTGCAGACCACAGAAAACGTTGTGGACTATCAAGGCATAAATCTCAGCAATGTTACAGTGAACTGGGCTGACCCAACAAACCCAGACTGGCAAGAACAGTTTACAGCCATCATCAATGCCAGCTTGGTAGACACACAAAAAGTTGGCCGCCCTGGCAATCGTCAAACCATACTGGGTGTGAGAACTGACGAATATGGAATAAATTTGGTTCCTGGTTATCTGCCAGTGGTGCCTTACACTGCCACTGTAGATGGAGTAAGCATGCCGTTTGAGGCCATGTCTTCGACATCTGTGGGCCAAGATTTTGTGTATGAGCCTGCGCCGCAGGCCAATGTACCATTCAACATCTTGTTCCGCAACGATAGCCTGGGATTTCAAAGTGCCAATACTGGTTATTTCTTTATGTTCAAACAGGGCGTATTGCAAAACCAAGACTTCAACCTAGCAGAAAAAGTCAGCAACCGCACAGTGAACATCAATATTGAAGGGGTCAACAACGAAGATCGCTGGTTGTTTCAATTAGACAATGTTGGTAATGTCAGTCGCGAATGGGCTTACACAGAAAACATTTACTCTGCTGGTGCAGAACAAATAGGCACAACCTTGCGTCCTATCTATTCGGTGACTTCTAGAACCAATGATCAGATCACCATGGTGTTTGGTGACGGCGTGTTCTCTGAAATTCCAGTGGGCACTTTCCGTGCCTATGTGCGTGCCTCAAACGGATTGCAATACATCATCAACCCTGAAGAAATGCAAGCGGTCACAATACCCATTAGCTATATCAGTCGCGCTGGCAATCTTGAAACACTCACATTCACCTGTGGTATTACACAACCTGTGAGCAACAGCCAGGCACGTGAGCCCATTGATGCAATCAAACAACGTGCTCCTGCTAGATACTACACACAGGACCGCATGGTCAACGGTGAAGACTATAATCTTTTTCCTTACACACAATACAACTCAATTGTGAAAAGCAAGGCACTTAACCGTGCCAGTATCGGCACCAGTCGTTATCTTGACTTGGTAGACAACACTGGCAAGTATTCTAGCACAAACAGTTTTGGTACTGATGGCGGCCTTTGGGAACAAAATATTCTTCCTACAATTTTGTTCTCATGGACCAATCGCAATGAAATTGCTGATTTTGTCGGCAACCAAGTTCAACCGGCCATTGCCGCAGCCACAGAAAGACAGTTTTACTATTCTAACTTTCCTAGAGTGACTGAAAACAGCTTGCCCACATATGGTGGTACCACCTGGGTCACCGGTGCTTCATGGACTCAAAGTACCACATTGGCCAACGAAACTACTGGATACTTCAAGAACGATGTGTACTCAATTCAATGGCCCACTGGCTCTCCCATACCAGTAGGTCCCACCACAACCACAGCATTCAAATACGTTGCTGTGGGTAGTTTGATCAAATTTGCAGCGCCTGCTGGATACTACTTTGATCGCAACAACAAGTTGCAGCCAGGAACTCCCACAGCCGCAGATCAAAAGCTAGAAATCTGGGCCAGCCCCATCAGCATTGAAGGTTCAGGCTACAACAATGGTCTTGGTAATCTTCCATCTGGTGCCGGTCCCGTTGCACTCAATAACTTTGTGCCCACAGGTGCCCTGGTTGACACAATTATTCCTTTGTTTATTACTGACCTTCCGGTATCAGTAGAGCAGGCCATTGCTGAACAAATTTTGTTAAATCGCAATTTTGGTCTTGGATATGACAGCAACGGAGACATCACTGGTACACCTTATTCGTGGTATCTGATCACCAGTACCAATCTTGCGCAAGACGCCACCTGGAGTCAACAATACGCTGGCAACACATCGGGTACCAATTTGGATGCATCGTGGTTGATTCAGTTTGTGGTACAAAATCAAAACTACACAGCCACCTTCCGTGGCTTGGCCTACTACTTTGGGTCCGTGTTGCAGACACGTTTCTTCTACTATGACGGCGGTCAGATTTACGACAGCCGCACAGGTACAGTGATCAAAGATTTTATCAATGTTTTGGCTGTAAACACCCAGCCAGACAGCACTGATCATTTGCCAGGAGACATTGTTATGACCATTATTGGGCAACCGGTAGAAAGCGATGGTTATGTTGATGACTTCCAGGTGTTGGTGGGCTACCGCGACAACGACAACGATGGTGTGCCAGACAATCCAGACTTCTTTGACGAAATTGTTGCTCCCAACACTAACCCCACGCAAAAGTATGTTTACTTACAAAAGACCGTGGACTTTGACAATCTACAACGCTATCTTTTGGTTGAACCAGGTCGTGTGGTCAGCGACTATGGTACGTTGACTGAAATTGAATTACAGAAAAGTGCTTGGACTCCTGGGCAAATTTTCTATGCTTACACTGATCTTGCGTTCTATGAGTTGTCGGTGACTGTGACCGGAACACGAACATTGATTGATGTCACAGACGAGTGGATTGCCCGCACTGGTCGTCAATCTCTATATTATCAATATCGTCACAATGCACCACTGACAACACGTATTGATCCAGGAACCACAAACATCATTGACTTGTATGTGGTAACTTTGAGCTATTACACAGCCTATCAAAATTGGATACGAGACACCACTGGCACAGTTCCTGAGCCAGCAGTGCCTACCATTGACGAATTGTCAACTGAATATCAAGGCTTACAAAATTACAAAATGGTCAGCGATAACATCATTTTGAATTCAGTTGTATTCAAACCACTGTTTGGTGAAAAAGCCGCACAAGAATTGCGTGCCACAATCAAGGTAATCCGTGCACAAGGTTCTACAGCCAGCACCAGCGAAATCAAGAGCAGTGTGGTGGCTGCAATGAACACTTATTTCAGCATTGACAAATGGAATTTTGGAGACACATTCTATTTTTCAGAACTTGCTGCATATTTGCATAGAGAACTTGGAACCATTATCAGTTCAGTAGTATTGGTGCCACTCAACAGTCAAAAATACTTTGGTGACTTATACGAAATACGTTCAGCGCCCAATGAAATATTTGTCAACGGTGCTACCATAAACAACATTGAAGTGATTGAAGCATTGACCAGTACCAACTTGCGTACTGCACCCGGTAGTGGAGTAATTTAATGGCAACAGTCCGCAGCGTAGATTTTCTTCCTGAGATTTTTCAGACTGATGCCAACAAACAATTTTTGGCAGCAACACTTGATCAACTGATACAAGAGCCCAAATTTAGAAAAACACAAGGCTTTATTGGTCGTCGTGTAGGCCCCGGCGTCAATCCCAACGACAAATACGTGGTAGAACCCACGGTCACAAGAAGTAACTACCAACTTGAACCTGGGGTGGTCAGTCTCGTGCCAGACACCGACACAATCAACAACGCCATTACCTATCCTGGACTCAATGATGCTGTGACTTTCCAAGACGGCAACGGTAGTCGACCTGACAGACTGTATTCCAGCGAATACTATACCTGGGATCCGTTTATTGATTTTGATACTTTCATAAACTTCAGTCAATACTATTGGGTTCCAAATGGCCCCGATGTAGTGGATGTAAGTGCTACTGAGATTCCAACCACTGATAATTTTGTAGTAACCAGCACCAACAATGTGTACAATTTTTCAGGCGTCAACGGCAACAGCCCAGTAATCGAACTGGTACGTGGCGGCAGTTACACATTTCAAGTAACTGATCAATTTTGGATTCAGAGTGCGCCCGGCATTGCAGGCACGATTCCGGCCACCCCAAATATCAGCAGTCGAGATGTTTATGGAGTAGCCAACAATGGAGAAGATTCTGGCACTGTGGTATTCAATGTGCCCCAGAAAAATGCGCAGAGTTTTTACTACACCTCTCTTGACAGCATTGGTACAATTGACCTAGTGACTGAATTGGGTTTTGATGATATCAACGGGCAACCTTTGGTTGATTTTATTCTTGCCAACGGCGGCATTGATGGCACAACCAACTTAGATAATCGCACACTGGTTTTTCTCAACAACCCTGCTTACACACAAAAATATCAAATCACCTACAACACTGTTGGTGACGTAATTTATTTGCAAGTTTCATTGCTGGCCAATATCAATAATTTAGAAAAGTGGACCACCAGTTACGGAGCAGTTTACAGCAGTACCCAATGGTACAAAGATGAGGCTGGAGTTATTCGTAGTATTCCGCTGTTGAGCGCCATTCAAGATACACTGTATTACCAGTCTGGCACAAACTCAGAAATTTTTGGCCGCATCACACTGATCGAACCTGGCGCCAGCAGCGTACTAGACGTTGACACCATAATTGGTAGAAAAACTTATACCAGCCCCAACGGTGTGGCATTTACCAACGGACTCAAGGTAAGATTCACTGGAGATGTAGTACCCATCAGTTACAAGTCAGGCACCTCAAGTTTTGAGTGCACTGCCACTGAAGCCAACACAAACTACATCACATATTATGATGCTGGCAGTTTATATGTAGGCCAACAAGTGGTGTTTTTGACCCCCACACTTGGGGGACTTGACGCTGGCACAACATATTATGTAAGATCAATTGCAGCCAGCGGGATCAAATTCACAGTCAGTGCAGTTCCGGGCGGCCCCGCAGTGACCTTGCAAAACGGCACAGGTGCCATGAACGCAATTGGCATCAGCAATCACGAATACTACGTGAGTGGTGTTGGAATTGCAATTGAGTTGTTGCCAGTGACAGACTTTGTTGTGCCCGAAACCTATGTTGAAGACTACAATGATAGTACCATTGCAGTAGAGCCCGCTGATCCTGATTATCTAACAATCAGCCGCGCCAGCCGAGATTTAAATGCATGGACTAGAAGCAATCGTTGGTTCCACGTCAGCGTGTTAAATGCCACGGCAGAATATAACAACACTGCTGCCAACCTTGACAATAATCTTCGTGCCAAGCGTCCAATTATTCAGTTCCGTCCTGGAGTACGTTTGTGGAACATGGGAACTCAAGGCAAAGCACCTGTAGACATCATTGATTTCACAGAAACTGATGCATTTTCAAATGTGGAAGGATCTACTGGTTACACAACCAATGGCTACTCCTTGGTTGAAGGATCAAGAGTTATATTTGCTGCTGATGAAGATTTGTCTGTGCGCAACAAGATATATGTGGTGACCTTTGCTGTTCCAGACACGATTCCTCCTTTGATTGCTCAACCAGTGATTGTGTTGACCGAAGCCGCTGATGGCGCAGTTGAATTAGATGAATCAACTGTGTGTTTAAATGGCAACACTATTGCTGGCAAAACATTTTGGTATGATGGCGCTGACTGGATTGAGGCTCAGCAGAAAACCAAGGTTCAACAAGCACCTTTGTTCAACATCTATGATGTGGACGGTGTAAGTTTTGGTGACAGAGTCAAATATCAATCCAGCAACTTTGTGGGATCAAAGCTGTTTAGTTATGCAGTGGGTGACACCACCATTCTTGACCCAGTGCTGCAATTTCCCTTGCAATATTTGAACATCAACAACGTGGGAGACATTGTTTTTGACAACAATTTGTATGTTGACAGTTTCACTTACACTATAGACAATGTCAGTACAGTTACTCCAATCAGTTCAGGTGCGGCCAGAGAATACGCAACACGAACTGCATACGCCAAGTTAATTGGTTGGCAAACCGCAGTGGTTGAACAACAAATTTATCAACAATTTCAGTTCAACTACACTGGCAGTCGACTTCAACTTGACATTGCAGTAACCCCGCAATCATCTATTGCAATGCCAGTAATCAAGGC